GTTTTTCAAATCAGACATTTGACGAAGTAGGTTGGTTTTATCCTTCCGCTGGTTCAGCTGAAATAGATAGATATGTAACATATAATTATGTTCAACAAACATGGTCTATAGGTAAGTTAGAAAGAACAGCTTGGATTGATTACGGTATCTATCAAAAACCAAGAGCTGCAAAAGGTTCATCAACTGGATATGTGTATGCTCATGAAACTGGTTATGATGATGACGGTTCTCCAATGGATGGTGTGTTTGTACAATCTGGAGATATGGACTTACAAGATGGCGAGCAATTTGCTTTTGTTAGTAGAGTTATACCAGACTTTAAATTTATTGGAGTAGACGGAGCAGGTGCACAAACTGTTGATTTACTTGTACGAATGCGTGATGCACCAGGTGGAAATCTTGTTACTGATGCAAATGTTGCAGTCGATTCAGAAACACAAGTTAAGAATATTAGAGGGCGTGGCAGACAATTTGCTTTAAAAGTATCAAGTCACAATGACAGCTCACAAAACACAGCAAACAGATTAGGTGTAGGATGGCGATTAGGTTCTACACGATTAGATGTTAAACCAGATGGGAGACAATAATGCCGAGATATGACATAAGACAGTCTTTCTCTTCTCTTCCTCGGTTTAATCAGGAAGACATAGATGCCAATACTTTGAATAGGTTAGTGAGAACAATTGAACAAAACCTTTTCCAATTGGACTTAAATGTAGTACCTTCCTACACAACAACGGAAAGAAATAGTAGAAAATTTAGCCCAGGTGGGTTAATATTCAATACAACGATCGAAGTACATCAAGCGTACGATGGCAATGCTTGGCGAAATTTGTATGAACCGGTGTTTTACCCAACAGGAGTAACTGCCGCTAGTTCATTAGGAATAGTAACAGTGGTGATAACATAATGAATTTTTTAGAACAAGTATTTACTTCAACATTAAATCCAATAACAACAGGCATTCAAAACCTAGCTAATCCTTCTAATTTAGGTAATCTTGGGAATATGTATATTCAAAGTAAAATTATGAGTGGATTAGGTATGGACCAACAAGCAGCTATGCAAGAAAATATGATGCGTAATTATATGGCTGATCAATTTTTAGGTGGTGGTATTGGTTCTTTACAAGGAGGAAGCCCAATAGACGCAAGGACAGGTAGAACATTTCAAGCATTAGCGTCAAACCCAAATAAAGAATCAATTAAAGCATCATATGGTTATGGTGGTGTTGATGATGTTGAATTAATAAGAAAATATAAAAAACTTTATAATGACGATGGAACTTTAAAAACTAAAGGTCTTTTTGGTAGAAAAAAGAAGTTAAAACCAAAAGACATAAATCTTATGATGCTTATAGAAGCATTACGAATGCCTGAAGATATAGTAATGCAAGGAAAAAGCGAATACCAAAGAAGAGAAGATCAAGCAAGAGCAGATGTTGAAAAACAATTTGGCGGTCGTTTTAAAACATATGATACAGGTGCCATGTATCCTCAATATGCTCCACAAAGAGGTTACGCTCAAGGAGGTATAGCTGATTTAAGAGGCGGAGGAGAAGCTAGTGGACCTGGTACAGGAACAAGTGATTCTATACCTGCGAGATTATCAGACGGTGAATTTGTTATGACAGCTAAAGCTGTAAAAGGAGCAGGTAATGGAGATAGAGCTGAAGGCGTAAGAAAGATGTACGCCTTAATGAACGAATTACAAGGAATGGGATAATGACTACACCACCATCAGCCACTACAGGTCAAACACAAGGTCAAGTTGTTCAACAATTAGATGATCCGTATCTTAGGGCTTTAAGAGAATACATATTTAATACTGCTATGGGTTTTGCAGGACAACCACTTCCTATAGAATCTTTAGTAACTCAAATAGCACCGTTTAATCCATTAGAACAAGGTGCAATTGATATTGCAGCAGGCGGAGTTGGTTCTTACTTTCCGTATCTCAGAAGAGGTGCACAAATGTTTGAAAGTGCAGCTGATTATTATCCAGAATCAGCAGCATTAATTAGAGAATCTGTTCCTTATTACAATGAAGCAGTAGGCGGTTATAGAGATGCTGCTAATTTAGCAAGAAGTGGATTGCAACCAACCGAAAGGGGAATTTACGAAGCAATTAATATGCTTAACGCTGGACTTGGTTCTTTTGATCAAAGAGCAGCCAACTATTATATGAATCCATATATGAATGCAGTTGTTCAAGATCAGTTAGATGAAGTTGATAGATACTATGATCAACAAATAACTGATTTAGGAACACGATTAGCTGGTTCTGGTTTAAGAGGTTCTGCAAGAGGTGGTTTATTAGAATTAGAACTTGCCAAAGAAAAAGAAAAAAGAAGAAGTCAGTTGTTAAATAGTGGTTTAGCTTCTGCTTATAACCAAGCACAACAACAATTTAATTTAGAACAAGGAGCTCTTCGAGGTGCTGCACCAACTATGGCTAGTTTAGGTCAAGGTTTTGGGGCTGCTAGAAGTGGTCTTGCTGGATTGTTAAATGATTTATCATCTAATGTTGGAAATGTTGGCGGTAACTATTTAAGAACAGGAACAGCTTTAATGGGAGTGCCAGGCGGTATTCAAAGTCTTGGTGGTGCAATGACAAATCTTGGTGGCATAGAGCAAGCCTTTAGAGGAAATGATATTGGAAATTTAATGAGTGCAGGAAGAACAGCTAGAGGTTATGAACAAGCTGTATTAGATACTCAAAGACAAAATGCTTATGCACTTGCTATGGAACCATACAACAGATTAAGTTATTTGTCTGAGTTTGCTAGTCCAAATTATATGGGTTCTGGTCAATCAATGAGAATAGCCCAACAACAACAAGCCTTACCAAGTCCTTTTCAGGCAGCTTTAACTAATGTTCCTCCAGGAAACAGTATTGGAGGAGGTTTTAATTTTAATCCATTAAGTTGGTTTGGAGGTTAATAAATGAGTAATAATCCTCCTATTATAAAACCTAAAAAATATAATGAAGGTGGACCAGTTTTTCGTGGGATAGCTGGTAATCAAGAATTTTTTAGACAAAAAAGAGAAGAAGATCGAAGAAAAAAAATGGAAAACCTTATTTTAGGTCAAGCTAGAGCTTCGGGTGTAAACAATCCTTTTATTGCAAATGATTCTATTTTAAACCCAAATTCAATACAAAAAGATTTAGATGCATTAACATCTGATTTAAAAAATGTAAAATCACAAAAACCAAAAAAAGAAGAATTAGTTAATGAGGAAGAAACTACAGAATTTGATGATGCCGATGATTTTAAGTCGTGGATAAAAGAAAACACAGCTACCGACACAGAAACTGGTGATATATTTTTTGTACAACCTTTAACTGGTGAAAAAGTTCCAATTGAAGGCAATCCAGAAACAAATGTTTTATTATATGAAGTATTTAAAGAACAAACAGGTCGTGAGGGAGAAGCTCTAGAGGCCATTAAAACAATGAACATAGAAGAGCTTCAAAGAACTCCTGATGTTCAAAAAACTGTTGAAAGAGAAACTAATGAGTTTGATGATAGATTTACTAAAGATTTAAAAAAGGTAAGAAAAACTTTATCTGATCCTACTGGTTCTAAAGGTTTTTTTGACAACTTTGGTTCTTTATTTGAAAAAAATGATGAACAAAAAAGAAGAGAAGAAATACAAAATTTAGAAATGCAAGCTGCTCGTGGAATGGCTACACCAAGAGATGGTAGTTTTTTAACAGACGAATCAAGAAGAAATGCCGCCATGATGGCAACAAGAGCAGAACAATTAAAATCGCAGTTACCAGAAGCAGATAAAAAAGATTTTTATTCTTATAGAAGAAAAGATTCTTCTGTTCTTGGTTTTGGTGATAAAGGACAAGATAATTTTGTTTTAACACCAACACCTTTAAGTCAAAGAGAAGTTTATGAATTAACGAAAAGCGGTGATTATGAAATAGCTCCTGCTGAGTTAGCAACAGAAGTTAGAGGTGATCCAGTAGATCAAGAACAAGAATTTTTGAGAAAAGCTATTCTTGCTGGTAGAATACCTATGCCTGGTGGAGAAGAACAAAAAATATCTACTCCTATAGAAAAAATAGAAGAAATTATACCTGACCCTGTAGAGTCTAAACAAAAAGACAAACCTAAGTCTGGAAAATTTAAAAGATTTACAAACGCAACAGTTCCAGGTCTTTACACAAGAGGAACTAAAGAACCATTAAAATATCAGTTAGAAGTTTACACAGACCAAGATGGAGATGTTTTTTATAGACCAGGACCAGATTTAGACACTGTTTTACAAGATATATATAAAGCATCTGAATATTCAAAAAGATCAGAAGAAGAAATATTAGCAGTAAAAGAATTAGTTAACGCTGGATCAGTTGGTGCAACAGCAACTTTAGCAGACTTTATTGAAACAACTGGATTAAGTATTACTGGTGCAGGTCAAAATTTACCTCCAAGTGATTTTATAAAATTAAGAAGGTGGGCTCAAAATTTTACAGCTAAAAACATTACAACAATTCTTGGAGAGTCTAATAGAACAATTTCTGATGCTGATAGACAAAGAGCAGATAGTATTGTAAATGTTCAAGAGAATTGGACAAGTTTACCAAAAGTAAAAAACTCTTTAGATGAATTAATTAGTATTTTTGAAATTCCTGGAAGAAATGCAGAAGCAGCATATCAAGCACTTATGAATCAAGCAGAAACTAATAACTATTTAGATGAGATGTTGGATATAGAAAGAAGGTTATATAATAAAAGAGTAAAAGGCGGCTCTGGAAATTATGCTCCTAAATCAAGTAGAATATTTTTAGATACAGAAACAGGTGCTACTGAAAATGTTTTTAGTGATGAGTATGATGTTGAAGTTGATTTAACATCATGACTGTTACCAAATATTATCAAGCAGCAAATGGAAAAGTAGCTAAAGTTGTACAATCTGGCAACAACCTTACACCTGAAGAAGAAGGAAAATTAAGAACAGCTTTAGGTGATTATTCTTTATTAGATAAAGCTCCTACAAAAAAAGAAACAGGTGAAAAAAAAATATTTACACCTACAGGTAAATTTAGAGGAGCTGATTATAAAACTGGATTACAAAGTAAAAGTATTAGAAGAAGTCTGGCTAATTTAGAAACTAATGAAGAAAAAAGAAATTATTTAAATGAAAGAGTTGGTAAAGATGGATGGGTTGTTGATAAACAAGGAACATTTTTATTAACGCCGGCAGGAAGAAAAAATATTGGTGAAAGACATGAAGGAAATAATCTTTTAGCTATTGATGCAGAAGGAAGTTTTTTTAACCCATCTACTTGGGAAGGAGAAGATTGGTCTGAACTTGCTGGAGAAATAGGGCTTCCAATGCTTGCAGGCATAGGTGGTGAAATTGGTCTTTTGGGCCTTGCTGCAAAATATCCAAAAGCTCCTATATTAAGTGTAGTAGCAAAAAATCCTTACGGCGTAGCAGCGTTAGGTATTGGTTCTGTTGTTTGGGGTCTTTCTTCAGGAGTAGCAGAAATTATAGACGAAACTCAACAAAAAATTCGTGGCTTAAGTAAACAAGGTTTTACAGACGAAGTAATTCCAACAGCAACTTCTTTTGGTATAGGTAATATGGTTGGTGGTTTAGCAATAAAAGGTTTAGGTAAGGCTCTTACAACAGGATTTAAAGAACTTACTCCAGCAGGAAGACAAGAAGTAAAAGAGGCAAAAGAATTTATTAGAAAAGCTAATAAAAAAAATTACGCAATGAATCCTCTTGGCCCTGAAGGGATAAATAGATCGTTTGTTGGTGGTGCAATAAATATTGGTTCTAAAGTTTTAGGCAGAGAACAAAGAGTTTTAAAACAAAATATAGATGCTGGTTATGATGATATTATGGAAACAACTTTAGGTTTAAAAAAAGGAACTCCAGAATATAAAAAATTTAAAGAAGAATTTACTGTTGATGATTTTGCAAACTATGCTGATGATATTTATGACAAACAAGGAAGTTTTTATAAAAATATTGTAAAGCCTGAGGCAGATAAAGATATAAATAATGCATTTAAATATGTTTTAAATGATGTAAGAAATGGTTTTACAAAAGGAAGAAATTTTGATGATGTTGCAAAAAATTATGATGCAGCTAAAGGTTTATTTTATAACTATTTAGAAACAGGTGCTACCGCAATAAATGCAGATTTTAAAAAACTTGCTAAAGATGCTGTAAAAAATTTAAAGACAACAAATCAAGTAGAAGTTTTTGGACCAAAACAACTTAAAGAGGCTTTACAAAAAATTAAAGATAATAAAAGAGCTACTCCAAAACAAAAGGAAGAACAAAGAGCGACAATAACAGCTCTTTATCAAGATGCTGCATCTAAATTAGGAAAAAACACAGATGCAATGTTTGATGATACATATATAACAGTATTAAAACCTAGTGAATCAACATTAAGATCAACAGCTTCAAAACAAAGAAAACCAAAACAAGAATTTTTACAAACCATTTTGGGAGATAAAGATTTTATGAAAGATAGAATTGTTTTTCGTATGGGTAAAGATGTTAATGGTGAAATGAATTTTAAAACAGTACCAACACCAACTGTAAAAAAAGTTTTAGAAGAGTTTGGCGTTAAAGCAGAAGATTTAGGAATGGGTACTGCAAAATCAAATAATCCTTATATACAATTAATGAAAAGTGATAATTATAATATTCCAGCATTTACTCCTACTGAAATGAATCAAATTTTAACAGGAATAAATAATTATCAAATTCAAAGTATTAATGGAAAATTAGGTGTTAAAGATGCGGCAGATAAATTAAGAGAAGCTGCTTTTCAAGATTTAGACAATGCCATAACTAAACTAGCAGACGATAGTAAACAATTTAAATCAATTATGGCAGTTGCTCCACAGAATGCTCAAAACAAAAAAATGCAAGAAGTAGCAGAACAGTTAAATGATAATTTTGCTCATATGATGGATATGAGACAAAAATTTAGAGAATTTAAAGGTATGACGGATGTTGGTGAAACTATGCAAATGATGAATAAAATTGCAAAAGGCGAACAAAGTCCTATTGGTATATTTAAAAAAATTAATGATAATCCAGAATTTACTTTAGACATTGCAAATGCTTTTAAGGCTTTACCAAAACCAGAAGAAATGTTTAAAAAAGGTTTTATACCAAAAGAATATTTAAACAAACAAGGAAAATATAACGCAGATGCTTTAAGTAAAAGACAAAGAGATGTTCTTGAAAAATTAAAAGGCACAGCTTACGAACCTGCTATGAAAAAAAGAATAGCTTATGAATTAAGTTTAACAGATTTATGGCCTAGCATGATGTCAGGGGCAGCTAATGAAAAACAAGCGTTAGATATGTTAGGTGAACAATGGTTTAAACATTTAGGTTTAACTCCTGAAGGTTTTAATATAAATATATTTAAACAAAATTTAAATAAATCATTAATTGAAAAACCTGTATCAACAAAATCTTTAACTGGAAAAGATTACACAGCTAAAGAGTTAGCTGATTTAGGCACGCCTGGAGAAACATTCATGTCTCCAGCGGAAGCATTGTTTAGAAGAAATCCAGCAGGACTTAAACAGTTAAAAGATTTAAATGAAAATTTATTAAAATATCCAGATGAACTTTTAAATGAAAATGCTACTCTTCTTAATGCTTTTGATGATGTAGTAGAAGCAGGAGGCAATAAGCAATTTTCTGAAGCTATTGTAAAATTTAATAAAGAATTAAATGTAAATCAACAAATAGTGGAATCACAAGCTAAAAAAATAATTGATGATGCTGTAAGAGGAAAAGCAGGATTTACACCTGATTTTTCAGCAAAATATTTTAAAGCATTAAAGAAAGAAGACATTGATTTAATTAAAAATAAATTTCCTGATGAGTTTGAAAACCTTAAATCATCTGGAATTGTTTCACTGATGAAAGCAACAGGTTCACCAGATGGTGACTGGATTATGAAACCAGATTTAGTAAACAATCAATTAAAAAGTATAGGAAAAGACAAATTTAATCGTTTATATTCTACTCCGGAAAACCCAAACCCATATGGTGCTGTTACAGAAAGCATGGAAATTTTAACAAAAGTAAATCAATTAGACGGAACTGGAAACTTAGTTGCAGCTGGCATGAGAAAAGGCTTTATGGATGGTGTTATAGGATTAGCAATTGGTGCAGTTAGCTTAGGTCTTGCGGGAGGATTAGGTGGTAAGGAAGGGTTTTTAGGAACTTTAGGTTTTTATTCACTTTTAATAGCTTTAGCTACTAATAAAAAATTTGCAAAAGCGTTATCTGCTGAAATAAAACCCTTAACAAATAAAAAAACATTTATGCAAAATTTAAAAGATAGAAATACATTTGAAAAAAGATTTGCATCAATAAAAAATGTTTTTGTTGCTAACCAACAAATTTTAAATAATTCAATGGAAGAAGCATCAGCAAGTTATGATAGAGCTAAATCAATATACGGCCCTGATTTAGGTTTTGGGACAGAA